GAGCGTTACCTACCTGAAAAAGCAATTAAGGCTCTTTCGCCCTCTGAATACGCCCGTTCTTCGGCTGCTAAACGCAAGGCAACTAGAAAAGGTAAACAATTTTCTAAACAGCCCAAAAAGATTGCTCGAAAGACGAGAGCTTATAGAAAGGTCACATAAATGGCAGCAGTAACACCAGATATACCAGAAATATTTCAAGAGGCTTATGAGAGAGCAGGTCTTGATATGAAAACTGGTTATGACCTAAAAACTATAAGAAGATCTTTTAACATACTTACATCAGAGTGGCAGAATAGAGGACTAAACCTTTGGACTATAGCAGAGGGCACAGAAACATTATCATCAGGAACTGCCACATATACATTGCCTACAGACACTGTTGATTTGTTAGAACATCAAATAAGAACAGGTACAGGAACAAATCAAACAGACACAAACTTAACTAGAATAAGTGTTTCTACATATGCGCAAACTGCTAATAAAAACACTACAGGAAGACCAACACAAATATTTATACAAAGATTAAGTAACAAAGTAGATGTAACATTTTATCCAGTGCCAGATAGCACTCAAACATATACTTTGTTTTATTACAGAATAGTAGGCATAGACGGAATATCTTCAGGAATATCAGGAACTACAACTGCCTTTATTCCTCCAAGGTTTGTACCCTGCCTAGTATCTGGTCTTGCCTACTATGTTGCTATGAAAAGACCAGAGGTAAATGACAGGGTCAATGCATTGAAACAAGAGTATGAGTTTCAATTTGAACTAGCTGCAGGTGAAGATACTGAAAACGCCTCTGCTAGATTTGTACCATATAACACATTTTTTGGGAGTTAAATTATGCCACAGTACAAAATAAAAAGCGGTGATACATTATCACAAATAGCTAAAAGCAAGGGATTTACATTAAAGCAATTGAAAGCTGCAAATCCTAAAATTACAGATATGAATAAGATAAGAGCAGGTGCGACTTTGCAATTACCATATTCAGCAACTGGTTTAATGAGCAGAAAGAAGGATGTAGGAACTTCAAGAAGAGGACCATACTCTGGAATGACAAAAACTCAGATGTCTAAATTAGCTGGTAAAGCACCAAAGAAAACAACAAATAAAGTAGCTATGCCAAAGAAAAGACCACCAATGCCAGTCAAGCCACCACAAAAAAAGAAATTAGCTGGTGCTGCTGGTAGAATAGCTAGAAGAAAAGCAAGGAGAACATAATGCCAATAGTAATAAAACCTACAAGAAAAGGTAGAGATCTAATGGGCGGTGGCGGAATGGATATTGGTAAAACTAAAAAGAAAACCAAGAAAAAAGATCCATTTAGAGCTGACAAAACCACATCGCTTAACAGAGAGTTTAGCAAAAGAACAGCAAAGGCTAATCGGGATGCTATGAAAAATGTTAAAAAGAAAGCTGGAGGTGGCTCTTTAAAAGCTGTACCAGAGGGAAATAAAGGTAAGGGTTTGAGCAAACTACCTACAGAGGTTCGTAACAAAATGGGCTACATGAAAAAGGGCGGTAAAGTTATGAAGATGAGAGGTGGTGGCGCAGCAACAAGGGGTGTTAATTTTAAAGTAATGTAATGGCAGGATTAATTTGTAATTTACCCTCTATAGAGGTTTGGGTTAGAAAAGAATATTTAAGGGATCTGGATGACAGTCATGGTGAGTTTGTCAAAGGAGTATGGATATCAGCTAAATCAATTCCTGGTCGTGCTTTCTACTTTGAAACATTCTTACCTGACTATGGCGCAATGTTTGATAAGCTCCCAATATCAGCATTTTTGTCAGAACCAAAGACACCAGACCCTGATTTGGATTTACCTAATCTGCAGTTTTGGAATTGTATGGACTATGGAGTTGTAGCAGTGCAAAAACAATTTGTATCCACAATGGAGTTTGAGGTGTATACAAGAGACTTTGGGGTACAAAAAGGATCTTATATATGCACCTTGGACAACTATCACTATGACTGTGATCAAATAGACTATAGCACCAGTGAAAGACCAGCAGAACACAAGTCAAACAATCTAATAGAACTTAGCAATGGTCAGTATTGTTTATATCCAAACAATAGGACAAGGATGTACGATAATTCATTATCTCCTGACAAACCATTGCAGCCTGACTTTAAAGTTAGTACAATAGAATATCAGGTAGAAAATGCAGAAAAGTTTAGACTTGGTGAAACAGATGAATACTTTTATGAGATAAAGAATGGCAAGAGCAAGAGGTAAATACTCATTTGGATTTTGTGATAGATCTGGTTTTAGATATGACCTTTCAGATCTAGTCTATGAATTTCGTAACGGTGTTAGAAATGGTTTGCGTGTTGGAAAAGACATGGTCGACCAAGATCACCCACAGAACTTTATAGGTAGAGTCAAAGCAGAGGATGCACAATCTTTAAATGATCCAAGACCAGATCAAAGATCAGAGCCAGATGTAGAGCGTGTTTTAATACATGATCCATTTACATCAGCGGTTGCAGGTGGCGGTAGCACAGTGGTGACGGTAACTGAAGTGGCTCATGGGAGATCAACATCAGATACAGTAAGGTTTAGAACATGCACAGGATTTGATGGTCTTTCAAAAAGTGCACTTGAACTTTCTAGTGGCTATAGCATTACGGTTGTAACATCCGATACATACACATTCACTGTTTCTGAATCATCAACCACAGGAAATATAAAGGGAGGCGGAGACTTTGCTACTGCAGGTCCTGTCAGCATAACATCATGAGTTTTACATTTGCACAACTAAAAACAGCAATACAAGATTATACAGATAATAGTGAAACAACATTTGTAAATCACTTATCTGATTTCATAAAAGCTGCAGAAGAGAGAATATTCAAAAATGTAGATTTAGAAATATTTAGAAAAAATGTAACATCAGCTTTATCTACAGATGATAAGTTTGTTACTATACCTGATGATTACCTTGCTTCTTTTTCATTTCAACTTACCACTGCTGGTAGTGAAGATTTTTTGTTACAAAAAGATGTAAATTTTTTGCAAGAGGCTTTTAATGGCTCTGCATCAACAGGGGCACCAAGGTTCTACGCACAATTTGATGCCAACAATTTTATAGTAGCACCAACTCCTAATAGTAATTATACTTTTGAACTACATTATTATTATAGACCTACCAGTCTAACAGCAGGCGCAGAAAGTGGAACCACATGGTTAAGCACAAATGCGCCATTTGCTTTGTTGTTTGGATCTTTAGTTGATGCATATATATTTATGAAAGGTGAGCCCGATCTGATACAACAGTATGAAAAAAGATTTGTAGATCAGATTACTAGATTAAAAGATTACGGTGAGGCAAGAGAAAACGAAGATGCTTATAGACAAGGACTACCAAGAGCGCAAAGGACATAGGAGTAGAAAATGGCAACAGCAAATGCAGCAACTAATTATCTAGAGAGAAGAATACTACATTTTTTATTTAAAAATAATTCTCTTAGTTTTTCATCCCCTGGTGATAGCATTTATGTTGGACTTGCAACGGCAGTAAGTGCAGCGGAAACTGGTTCATTGACAGAGGCAACTTTTACAAACTACGCAAGACAGCAGGTAACTGCGGCAAACTGGACTACAATAGGTGCAGATTCAACAGATACACAAACTGCAAAAAATGCAGCTAATATAGAGTTTCCAGCGTCTGGTGGAACAAATAACACCATAACACATGTGTTTATCGCAGATGCATCAAGTAGCGGTAATATACTTTTTGTAGGTGCTTTAGATGCCAGTAAAACAATAGCTAGTGGTGATATATTTAGAATTAATGCAGATAACTTAACCATAGAGTTAAAATAATGGCTTTAGTATTAAACGACAGAGTAAAAGAAACAACAACCACAACTGGTACTGGGGCATTAACATTAGCTGGTGCAGTTACTGGATTTGAAACTTTTGGCACTGGTGTTGGTAATTCTAATACAACATATTATGCAGTAACATTGCCTGGATCAGCAGAGTTTGAAGTTGGTTTAGGTACACTCAATGGTGATTCAACCACAATAACAAGAACAACAGTTATTAGCAGTTCAAACAGTGACAATGCAGTAGATTTTAGTGCAGGAACTAAAACTATATTTTGTACAATACCTGCATCTAAATCAGTGTTTTTAGATGCAAGTGGTAACGCAACTTTAGGCGCAGATTTGTCAGTGGGTGATGATTTAACAATATTAGGTGGTTTGATTGATCTTAAATCAAACAGTGGATCACCATCGCAGATAAAATTTTATTGTGAAAGTTCTAATGCTCATGCACAAACACTAACTGCACAAGCTCATTCTGTGGGTGCAACAAATACTTTAACTTTACCAGCAGGTAGTAGTTCAACATTAGTATCAGAATCACATACACAAACATTAACAAACAAGACTTTAACTGCACCAACTTTAACTGGCACAGCAGTTATGGCAGATTTAGATATATCTGGTGACGTAGATGTGGATGGCACTTTAGAAGCTGATGCAGTAACAGTGAATGGAACAGCATTAAATACAGTTATTGCAGGTGTTACAGTTACAGATGCAACCAACTCTGCTCATGTTTTAGTTACAGATAATGAAAGCACTGATGAAGAAAACTTAATTACATTTGTTGAAGATGCTACGTCTAGCACTGGTAATGTTGGATTAGAAATGGATGGTAATCTAACTTACAATCCAAGCAGTGGCACAGTAACAGCAACAATCTTTAAAGGTAACATAGATGCAGTAGATGGTGACTTCGATGGTACGTTAGAGGCAGATGCTATAACATTAAATGGTACAGCAGTTACAACAACAGCAACTTTATCAACTGGTATATCTAATGGTAATGTATTAGTTGCAACAAGTGGTATAGCAGATAATGATTTTTTAAGAGTTGATGGAACAAGTATAGAAGGCAGAAGTGCATCTGAAGTACGCAGTGATATTTCTGCAATAACATTAACAGAGGCATCAGATGAGGCAACAGCTTTAGCAATAGCGTTAGGATAATATTATGGCGAATACATTTAAGGTTATAACAAGAGATGT